TGAGCGGGGTCATCCTCGACGACAGCGGTGCGCCGCTGCGCTACTGCCTTTCCAACTTCGACCCTCGCCCGCCAATGGAGCGCATGTACGAGGAAGTGGAAGTCAACGCGCGCGACGAGCTCGGCCGCGCCATCGTCATTCACGTTCACGATTCCCCACCGACCGTCGTCCGCGGCTTGTCTCCGCTGACCCCGGCGCTGCTTGTGGTCAAGCAATTCGACCAGCTCGCCAACGCCACGCTGCAAGCGGCACTCATTCAAGCGATCTTCGCCGCGACCATCGAGTCGGACATGCCGAATACCGACCGCGTGCTGGAAGCGCTGCAAGACCAAGGACAGGAACCCGATACCCCGATCACCGGCTCGATCTTCGAGTCGCTCATGGATGCCAAGACCGAGTGGTACAAGAAAACCAACATTGACCTCGGCCAGCACGGCAAGCTGGTTCACCTATTCCTCGGCGAGAAGCTGAACTTCCTCCGCAGCGAGCATCCAAACGACAACTACAAAGCCTTCGCGAAAATGCTGCTGCTGGAAATTTCCAAGTGCCTCGGCATCACCTACGAGGACTTTACCGGCGACCGCGAGGGCGCGACCTATTCGAGCGAGCGGATGGGAGGATCCACCAACTGGCCGCTCATGGTCTACCGGCGCAAGAATATCGCCGCGCGCTTCATGCAAGCCGCCTACGAGGCTTGGCTGGACGAACTGATCGAGATCGAGCCCGACATGTTTCCGGGCGGCCCTCCCGCCTTCCATGCGCAGCGGCCGCTCGCCGCCGCCGCCGATTGGCGCGGCCCGCCGAAGCCGACCGCCGACGAGGACAAGACCGCCAAGGCCAACGTAGCGAAAATGGACTACAAGATCATTACCCACGAAATGTGGTGCGCCGACGAAGGCGTCGATTGGGAGGACGTGCTTGAACAATTGAAGCGCGAGCAAGACCGCGCCAAGGAACTTGGTGTAGACTTGACGCCGCCCAAGCAGCAAAAGCCGGGCGGGCCGACCACGCCGCAGGCGCTAGAGGCTGGACCCTGATGCCCGAAGCCACAGAGGTTAACTACTTGAACCCATGCGAGCGGGCCGACGCGCTGCGCAAGGCTTACTTCTCGCTTTTGACCGGCACTCAGGCTTACGAGATCACCTATCAAGCGAACGGCGTCACCCGCACGGTGCGCTACTCGGTCATTAAGACCGACCAACTTGTGGCCGAGCTGCGCAATGCCGAGGCTGAGTGCGCGACGCTGATGGGCATACCGTCCGAAGTGGCACGCAGGCGCTACCCGATGCAGCTCGGCTCGCGCCGAACCATCTTCGATTGGCCGGAGGGTAACCAATGAACCAGTTCAACTATGCGCGCATCATGGCGCGGCTCGTCAACGTGCCGCTCTTGCTCCACCCGCGCACCGCAATGGCGCTCTACAACGCGCTCGCCGGGCGCTTCGGGACCATGCCGGGAGAGCTGCCGATCACGCCAGATGCGAAGCTGGTCGACAGGCGGCTGGAAATGCTGGTGGCCTCGCCTCGCCCGAAGGGCAGCCGCTTCGCGGGTGAACAGCCAGTGTCCGAATCAGGAACGGGAATTGAACCCTACCGGCTGCACCAAGGGGTCGCCATCGTCCCGGTCCTCGGGGAGCTGGTCAATCGCGGCGCTTGGGTCGGCTCGCACTCGGGCATGACCTCATACGAAGGCTTGAAGTTTCAACTGGCGCGAGTCGCTGGCGATAGCCGGGCGCGCTCGGTCATCCTCGATATGGACACGCCGGGCGGGGAAGCGCTCGGCTTCGACACCGCTGCTTCGAGCGTGCGCAGCTTGAACGCGCAAAAGCCCGTCTATGCCGTGGTCAATGGCATGGCGGCCAGCGCGGGCTACGCGCTTGCTTCCGGGGCGAAGCGCATCATCACCACCAGCACCGGCGTGAGCGGAAGTATCGGCGTGGTCATGCTGCACCTCGACCAATCGCGCGCCATCGAGGCGGAGGGCATTACGCCCACTCTGATCTATGCCGGAGCCCATAAGGTCGATGCGAACCCGCTGGAACCTCTGACGGACAGCGTCAGAGAGCAGTTGCAGGGTGAAGTGCAAACCTATTATGATGCGTTCATCAACATCGTCGCCGAAGGAAGAAACGGTAAGACGAGCGCGCGAGCCGCACGGGAGACTGAGGCTAGGACTTACATCGGCAGGGAAGCCGTTGATGCGAAGCTCGCCGACGACGTGGGATCATTCGAGGATGTGCTTGCAGAACTATCGCGCAAGAACGTCCGCAAATCAGCCCGGAGTCAGACCATGAACGCACGTCTCACCGACGCGGCAGACGCCGTCGTTGAGTTAGAGTTTGGCGGCCAGAAGTTCGCCGATATGACCACGCTCCTCGAGCACGCAGCCAAGCTGAGCGAGCAGGGAGCGGCCGCGCAGATCGCGCGGATCACCGCCATCCTCGCCGACGAGCGCAGCAAGGGCCGCGAGCGGGCCACGCTCAAGATCGCCTGCAAGGCTCCCGACATGAGCGTAGAGGACGTGCTGGACCTCGCTGCCGATACCGTGCAGCAAGTTCATGGCATCGCCGAGCGCACCGAGGCGACCAACGCAAACAAGGTCACCGGCCAGCCCGGCGACGAGGCCAAGCGAACCGAGCCCGAAGCGAAAGACCCGAACTCCGGGTGGGGAAAAATCATCGCCGAGAAGAACGAGCGAACGAAGCGCCAGATGGGGCGCGCTGTACTCAGCCGCTAAAGAAGGGACACCTCTATGGCAACTCCGATCACCCTTCCAGTATACGGTACCTTTGGCACCTTCCTCGTTCGTGAAGAGCAGGGCTACCTCTCCCGCGAGCAAATCACCCTTGCCAAGGTGACCTCGGGAACGCCGGTCTTTCTGGAGGACGGCACCATTCTCGGCCGCGTTTCCTCCGGCACTCGCGACGCCTCGGCCGCTGTGCCGTTCGCTTGGAACACCGGCAACGGCACGATGGGCGCAGTTACCGCCGACGCTGGCGCGACACCCGGCACCTATGCGGTGCGGATGCTTACTGCCACTACCTTCCAAGTAGAGCGCGACGGCGTTGCCGAAGGCCCGAACGGTTCGACCGGCGTCGCCTATAACGGCACCATCAACTTCACCCTCACGGCAGGCGGCACCGCCTTCGTCGCTGGCGACGGCTTCAATATCACCGTCTCCGCATCGTCAGGCACCGGCTCTTACGTGTCGTGGTCGCCGACCGCTACTGACGGCTCGCAAAATGCCTCGGCAATCTTGCTCGGCCGCTATCAGGTCGACGATTCGGCGAAGCAAGCGGCTGTGGTCATTCGCGACGCCGAGGTGCAGCGGTCGATGCTGGTCTTCGTGGGCACGCCCACCACCCCGCAGAAGGCCGCCGCCTATGCCTCGCTGGCCGCATCGCACATCGCTTTCCGCTAGGAAGGAGCAGGGACATGGCGTGGATTGACGTATGGAACAACCGGCCGTTCTCGCGGGTCGAGCTAACAGCCGCTTTTGAATCCATTGACTATGTGCCGCAACTGCTCGGGCTGATGGGCGAAAGCCTGTTTCCCACGGTGCGGGCGTCCACGCGAACGGTGGGCATTGTGCGCGGCGTCTCCCGCTACGCCCTGATCCCGACCTCGCCGATTGGCGCGCCGCCTGTCGAGCTGGACAAGAAGGCTGGCGACGTTCGACCTGTCATCACGCACCGCATTGCCAAGGGCTCGACCGTCTATGCGGAAGCAATGCAGAACATGTTGTGGGCTCCCGAAAGCGACCAAGTGCGGTCGATTCAAACTGAAATCGCCGAGCGCGGCCGGATGATCCGCGAAGACATGGACCTCACGCATGAGAACATGCGCCTCGGCGCTATCATGGGGAAGGTCTATGACGCCGACGGCACCACCGTCCTCGACGATTGGTATGCCGCTTGGGGCATCTCGGTTCCCGCTCCCTTCAACTTCAACCTTGACGTTTCGACCACCGCCGTTCGGCAGAAGTGCAACCTCGTGCGGCGGCAAATGAAGATCAACGCCAAGGGCGGCTATGTCGACGGCAGCACCGAAGTTCACGCCCTCATGGGCATCAGCGCTTTCGACTTGCTCATCAGTCACCCGGAGGTGCGGCAGACCTACCTCAACTGGACTGCCGCTGCCGACTTGCGCGGGCCATACCCGGACAGCTTCACCTATGGCGGCATCGTGTTCCATGAGTACCGGGCGGCCGACGACGGCAGCACGCTGTCGCCGATTGCCAGCGACGAGATTCGCTTCTTCCCGGTGAACGGGCGCGACGTCTTCCAGCGCGTGCTTGCTCCCGCCGAGTTCGATCCGTTCGTGAATAACCCCGGTCAGGAAATCTACGCGATCACCATCCCCGACCGCGACCGGGGCGCATGGGTGCGTATCGAGTGCTACAGCTATCCTCTCTACGTTTGCTTGCGACCTCAAATGCTTCTCAGAGGTTGGGGAACGACTGGCGTTTAACTCTCCTGACGCCTCACTCCGAAGGGCCGTCGCGGTTTTAACGCGGCGGCCTTTTGGTTTAAGGTTTGCCCATGACCTTGTTCGACGCTCTTGAC